CTTCGTGTCATTAATGGGTCGGTGGCGTTTGCAGACATTGAACCCGTTCGGGCCGAGGCGGTGCGTGTAATTGACAACACGGTAGGGAATATACGCAGGTACTTTGTCTCGGACCTTCCGGGGCAGGACATGATCTATCAACGTAAGGCAGAGGAAGCAAAGAACTGGTTGCAAACAACAAACCCATCATTGCCACAGTTTCCGTTCCTGCAAGCAGAAGTCGGGGTTACGGCCCCCTCTGCTGACCAGCTTGCGCAGGTGTGGTTAAACATGTCAGACGGGTGGGTCGCGGTTGCCTGCCTGATCGAACACGCGCGGTTCACGGCTAGTGCCAACGTGCAAGCAGCTACTACCCCCGAGGGCGTTGCTGCGGCCTTGACGACATTCACTGAAACCCTCGCGGTGCTCGGGGCTTAGGCGGGTGGGGCTAGCACTGTGTTCAGCCTTGGTGTTACGTTCCCTGTCCGCTAAGCTGTTTACGGCTGCGGGCGGGAACGCCGCCGGTGGCGCACCCGGTGCGCCGGGTTATACGACATTGCTTCACACCCCCGATTGAGGTAGCTTACGGTCACTCGGCGGAGGAACTTCAAAGTTGGCTGGCTTTGGTTCTGCGATAGTTGGGAGTTCTTCGTCCGGGCGTGTGTCTGTCCCATGGGGGTTGACTAGCTGTGATATCAACAAATCCACCAAGAAGGGGGCAACCATGAGTGACAGCAATTCCGTAACTGCTGCGGTAGTCTGGGGCCTAAGCGCGCTGGGTATCGTGGCAATACGGCCTGACGTGTTCGGTGTCGGTGTCGGTATGGGTATGATGGGGTCGTACCTGATGCGGGCAGTCACCCCCAGCGAAAGCCGGGCCGAGGCATGGTTGATCCCGATTGCGGCGGCCTTTGTGTGCATCATCGCAGCCATGGCTCAGCCACACCTCCCCATGGGTATTGACGCATGGCACCCATCACTCGTCATGGCTACGGCTGGGTCATTCTCTGTGCCTGCCCTTCGTGCGATGCAAATGGTTGGCGCGGCTCTACCGCACCTAGTGAAGCGCGCTGTCAACGACCGTGTGGGGGGTAAGAAAGATGATTGAACTCTACAATTCCGCTTACCAGATTATAGCGCCCTTGATGATAATTTCGGGCCTCGGCTGTATGGCGCTGTTGGACCGCCTGACGATACTCGGACGGCACAAGCTGACGCTAATTGGCATGTGGATGGCGTGCTCTTCAAGTACGCTGGTGGGGATCGGGCTGTTGCTGGGGGTCGTCGGGACGTTATTCGGGGACATCGTCCTAGGCACTGGGGACATTGTGCTGGCCCTGAGCCTCCCGATGACCATATGTGGTATCTGGCTAGACACCCGCAATGAGTACGACGCGAAGCGGGAAGAGTATTTTAACAAGAGGCGAAAGGGTGCCAAATGACCAAACCGGTATGGCCAACGCAGGCAGAAATCCTGAGCAACAATTCGGTATACGGCGACCCACGCGGGCGCGACCCATCAGCAATGTCTCCCAAGTGGGAGACCGATAACATCACGCGAATTACCCCACCCTTCGCGATGTCCTACGCGGGCAAGCCTGTGAAATCAATCAGGGTGCACAAGCACTGTGCAGCCTCTCTGTTGCGCGTGCTACACAACCTGCTCACGGCGGCCAAAGTCGAGAACCCCCAGAAGCCACAGACGCTACTGGATCACTGGGGGGTCAGTGTATTCGGTGGCGTGGTGCAGTACCGCTTGATGCGCGGCCTGAACGTCTTGTCAATCCACAGCTATGGCGCGGCTATTGATCTGGACCCGGCGCGCAACGGCCTGAACGATCAGACCCCACGTTTTGCCGAGTTCCCCGCTGTCCTGCGCGCATTCGCAGCCGAGGGCTGGAAGTGGGGCGGGGATTGGAACGGCAACGGCCTGACCTCGGACGAGCGCCGCTGTGACGGGATGCACTGGCAGGCCAGCCTATGAACCGTTATGCGATCATTGCCCTCGTGTTCGTAGCAGCTATGGGGGCAAGCTACCTCAAGGGCCGTGGCGATGAAAAGTCCCGCAACGTCGCGGCAACTCTGGCCGCCGAGCGAAAAGCGGATAAAGACCTTGCCGAGTTGGGGGCCTTTGAGGAAGCCAACAGAATGATGAACCGGGCGTTGGAGGATCAAGCATATGCGAATGTACCTACCCTTGATTGCGGTTTGCCTGTCTCTCGCGTCTTGCGGCTCAATAAGCGTTAACGCCAAGCCGCAACCGTGCGCTGAACCGGTTGCACTACCGGAGCGTGGGTTGAACGATCAGGAGATAGAGGTGTTCTGGGGGCGGGATAGATCGGCACTCCGCGAATGCGCGGCCAGACTTGAGGTGGCCACGGGTCGCGGTACCTCAGCGCAGTAGCCCCCCACCATATACGCCAGACTACATGACAAACACCGTGCCCGATTGGTCGCGGTGTTTTTTTGTAGCCCTAACGGTTGACAAGCGCACCGGGTGCGCCTACTGTACGGGAAGGCAGCAAAGGAGAATACCGTGGCCCTTGAATTTACGAAGACACTGCGTGAGTACGTGCGCTCTGGGGTGGGGGTGGTTGCAGTGCGTACCCGTGACCCCATGTCAACCGCCTCCGAAGTTTCGGCATACTGCGTTGCAAACGCCCGTCCGCTGCGCTTGTGGGATTGTGCCCGTGGGTGGATCGTGGGTGATGACCCGGTCACCGGCAAGAGTGCCGACAAGACCGCAAGTCTGGATATTCTTGGGGTGTTCCGGCAAGTGTTGGCCGCGCCAAAACCTGAAGAACTGATTGATATGCCCGAAAACGCGCTGTTCTGTTTTATGAACCCGCACCTGTACATCAAGAACAACGAGCCGCACCCGCTTGTCGTGCAGCTTCTTTCGTTGATGGCCTACCAGTTGCCCTTGCAGAAGCGCCGCGTGATCTTGACCGTGCCACCATCCTTTCAGTTCCCAGCCGAGTTGCAGGAGTTGATCCCGCTCATTGACGACGCACCGCCGAGCATTGAGGTGCTGGCAGAAGCGTCAGGCGCGTGCTTTGACAGCTATGCCAAGCTGTACCCGCGTATGATCGACAAACTGTCAATGACCGAGCACCGGCGCATTGCGCAGGCCGGGGTGGGCATGATCCTCCCTGAGTTTGAAGCGGCCCTGTCCCGCGTCATCGCCCGCACCACGGACCAGAACGCACACCCTCAGCCTGAACAGGTGCGCCGCGACATGCTGGACGAGAAGGCCCAGATGGTGCGCCGTATTCCAAGCCTTGAGGTAATGAGCAGCGTCAGCCTGAAGGACGTTGGCGGCCTAGACAAGCTGATGGCGTGGGTCCAGACCCGTGTGGGGGCTATGTCGCCTGAGGCATGGGAAGCCGGTGTAAGCAAGCCCCGTGGGTGCGCCCTTGTGGGGCCTCCGGGTACTGGGAAGAGCCTATGCGGGAAGGTCATTGGTTCGGTGTTGGGCGTGGCAACAATCCGCTTTGATCTGGCCAGCGTGTTCAGCGGCCTTGTGGGGTCGTCTGAGAAGAACATGCGCGAGGCGCTGTTCATGCTTGAGGGGCTTGCGCCCTGCGTGGTGTTGCTTGACGAGGTTGACAAGGCGATCAGCACAAGCGGTGGCGGCGATGGGGGCACGAGCCAGAAGGTGCTTGGCACCCTCCTGACATTTATGCAGGAGACCAAAGCACCTATCTTTTGGGTTCCGACCCTGAACCGCACCGAGAACGTGCCCGCTGAGTTTCTGCGAACAGGTCGCCTTGACCAAGTGTTCGGGGTTACTGTCCCGAATGTGCGCGAGCGGGAGCAAATCTTGCGTATCCATTTGGCAGCGCGCAAGGTTGACGTGTCCAGTGTGGACGGGATTGAGCGCATTGCTGAAATGACCGAGCGCTTCGTGGGTGCGGAACTTGAAGGCATTGCCAGTGAGGCGCGGTTGCTGGCCTACAATGAAGGCACCAGTGTACGTGAAGAACACTTGCTTCAGGCGCTTGGAAACATTAAGCCTTTGAGCAAGCGCATGGCCGCACAGTTTTCCGCGATGGAGGACTGGTGCAACGAGAATGCAACGCCGAGCAGTTCACCCTACGTGGTGGCCGCGCGTGACACGCAGGAACCGGGCATCCGCCCGCGCCGTAGGGTACAGTGAGAGGATTAAGAACATGCGCAGCCGCTTGGACATTGCCAGCCTGAGGACCGTGGAAGCGCCCATGGCACACTGCACCTTCAATGCGATGTACACCACACAGGCCAGCGGCGGGAGCGCGAGCATACCGCTGAAGGGCACGGCGGCGCAATCCCTTGGGATGCGGTTCATTACCGGTGGGCCTCTGTTGCTTGGCGAAAAGTCCGTTGGAAAGATCACAAGTTTTGCCCTTGGACGAGAGCCGGTGTACATCGAAATGAGCATGAGCAAGTCAGGCGGCGGGTACGACCCCATCCGCAAGAACCTGTACCTGCTCGCCAGTGTCGAGGCTGAGGACGGCATCATTGACATGCGTGTCGGTAATGGAAGCGTGACGCTGTTGCGCGGGCCGGTGCGTCTGTTGACCACGGCAGAAGCCAAGAGACACTTCGGGAACTACTTCAAAGAAACAATGGCCTTTAACCCGGCCATTGACGGGGCGCGTCTGGGGGTGGGCCTGAAGGGGCACATGTCCGGGGCACCCGTGAAAGCCACCCGCACCCTTGACGACGCAGGTATTGAACATATGGTGACGGTACGCCGTCGTCACCGCGTTATCGAACTTTAATGGCAGCAAAGGAAACATCATGAGCCATACTACCCGAGTACAGGATATCCGCGTGCATAACGTGACAGCGCTTGAGGCAGCGGTTGCCGCCATGAACGTAACCATGAACGGCAAGCTGACCCTGAAGAAGGACGCTGATTGCCGCCTATGGGGGTCTGCGAAACAACGCTGCGAGGCCGTCGTCACTGTGCAGGGATGCCGGTTTGACGTTGGCTTCGAGAAGGCCAAGGACGGCAACGGCCTCGTGCCGGTCTTCGACGCGCATGGCTACGAACTGTACACCCACCTCGGACAGGGCAAGGAAATCGCAAAGACCCCTGCCGAGCAAACATTGTGCCACATCGGAAAGCTGATGCAGGCCTATGCGTTTGAAGCCATCAAGCATGAGGCGCTGTTACAAGGCGCTTCGTTTACCCACACCTTGAATCCGACCGGGCAACTGGTCATGGCCATTCACAACTGAGGAGCGCGCTATGTTCACAACTGATCTGACCACGGGCCTTGATGCCAAGCCGTACACTGAGGTCACCATTGACAAGTTTGGCGTGGTGGCCATTGAAGGCAAGAACTTCAAAGGGGCCACATGCTCCACTATGGGTGAAGCCTTGCGCCGGGCGGTCGGCGGTGGTGCCCGTGACACGTCCGAACCCAAGCCGGAAATGTATGAGACCGGTAACGTAACTCAAGGCGTGACCGGCTGGTAACCACCCGCACCGGGTGCGGCGATGGGGGTGGCCTTAGGGTCGCCCCTTTTTATTGCGCGATGGGCTTGACACTGTAACCCTTTAGGTTTACATTTTCAGTAACAGCAATGGAGGATACGATGCCGCACGCCTACACAGAGAACGGGAAATGGGTAGTTGAACACGCAGGCACGCGCGAGGTCTTTGACAGCGCCTTCCGTGCTACCACATACATTTTGACCCTGTAGCCCTTGGAGGACAGACCATGATAGTCGTAGGAACCGCCGTGAGGATCATAGACCCTGCCTGCCTGTATTGTGGCCGCACGGGGACCGTGGCGTGGGTGCAGACATACGGAGACATAGTCGTGGCGTCCGTGTCGATTGACATAGGTATGTCTGACTACGTCGCGGTTATGACCGGTGGCTATAGGATCGACAAATTGGAGGAAGTAACCAATGACCGCTAACCTTGAGTGGCAGACGCTAGCCGTGCCGCCCGGACACGAATTGGTCAAGGGTACTGAAATCGCCATGGCCTACGTGCCCGGAACTCAAAAACGGTTCGCAGTGTGCGAGACCCGCACTGTTGAGCAGGATCGCAGCTTAGGCATGTGTTATCGTCTGCGTGACGCGGCCACGGTGTCTGACGCCGATATACGGTCTGGCATCCGTGCCAAGATAATCAGCGTGCACGCTTGCCCTGAGGCGGCTGTACAGGCGGCCTTGACCGTGCTTAATGGGAGCGCATAGGAGAGCGTCATGACCGAGCAACGCGTGATGATAGACCTGTTTGGTAGGCCTGTATCAGCCTACACGGACACCAACCCGATTGACCTGTCCAAGATGGGCAGGCAGAGCATCGTCCGGTTCTCTGAGGTACTGTTTGACGAGACCCTGCAACTGTTCTATGTGGAGTATCGCGACAGCGCGCCTGCGCGGTACCGTGGCAAGCGACTAACCTTTGGCCAGTACTTTGCAGCCACCGAGACTGCACCCCCCGGAGAGGCAGCCTCAACGCGTGTGCGGGGGTGGGCAGGAGTGAACGCTATGTCAGCGGCCTTGTTCCCGACGTACAAAGACGCTATCTACGGTGAGCAGGCCGTGCTGGCCTTGATGATGAACGAGGGGATACTGTGAGCGAGCATCTACGGGTATCGACCGGAGGCGGCTTGATCCTTAGCGAGGAACTGGCGCTAGGTGTGTTCCAGCACTTTTCCGGCGTGTGCGAATACCATGGCATCGACGCAAGCCCGGAGAACGTGGCCACCTTACTGGCCATGTGTTCCGGGTTTTCCTTGGGGGCATGTGCCCCCGGTCGTGAATTGATCCCAGATATGGCCGCAAAGCTGTCAGCCGCGTTGACCCTAGGGGTTGGTGACGGCATGGCGGTGAACCGGTACCTCCCAAGATTGAACGGGTGACGCTATGATGAAAGGCGACGTAGGGCTTGAATACGGGCTGTGCCTTATGTACGTGGAGCACCTTCTTGCAGCCATAGGGCCTGAGGGGGGAGGACGCAGCTAATGTGTATCTGGACCCAGAGGGGTGGCTTGTCGTAGCCGTTGACGGAGGGGCAATAGGCATGGCGCAAGAGTCAACACCGCCCGCCCAGTTGTACGGCGCATGGATGCAGTTCACCCGCAGGTGATCCGAAAACGGGCAAGACCCCACAAAACCTAGCGCACCGGGTGCGGCTTGTGCCTGATGCAGTATGGGCTACCATATGTAGTGGCTGGACAGGCTACGGCTCAATAGGTAGGCTACACCATGAAAAAGGCCCCCGCCGAAGCGAGGGCCAAGTGACCAACAGGGAGTTAGTCTAGCCGAGGGACCGCCGTACCTCGACACCCATACACTGCCAACCATCCGCCAGAACGAGTTAGCCAGAACCCACGTGCACCTAGACGCACCGTATGCCCCAGTATGAGACGACCCGCCACGAGACAGAATTACCAGCCCCAGCCCATAACGAGACGAGAGCACCATGCCCCAGCCCGCTATACGCGTCAATAGCCCGCGAACGAAAACGACGAGAAAAATATCCTTTTTTGAAGAACACGTGTTTCACCAATGGCTGACCAACGTGTGGGCCGGGCACCTTACCCCCAGTGAGTACAAAGTGTTGAGCGCCGTCTTCGCCCGCACGGTCGCATGGGGGAAAATGTGGGAACTCATACCAACTCGACACCTACAGCATGGGATACCGCACAGTGACGGCAAAACACTGCACTTCGCGGGAACCGGGCTTAGTAGGCCCACCATATTCAAAGCGCTTGAACGGCTTTCCTCTGAGGGGTACATTCTACGCCGTGCCGTTGGGCAGTCGCGCCGTTACGCCGTGAACCTCAGCGTGATGGGCACCGCGTCCGACCCGGCCTATACCCGTGAAGCGGCAAGGGTAGAGACCCGTGCCATGGCAGACGCGTTACGCATGGCCCAGAGGGCCGCCATCGTGGCCGCCGAGGCGCACTACCGGGCAACGAGGACACAAGAGGCACGGGACGCGTGGATGGCCCTGCTAGGGCCTGTGAGGGAGGATAACAACGTGGTTCAGCTACCAATACGCAGGCGCACCCGGTGCAGCGAGGTGAGCGAAAACACCTGTGAAACAGAGGGTAACGACAGTGAAACTGGTAAAGAAACTTTACCTATAAAGAAGGAACATAAGCCTTCAGCCAATCCTTCACTACGTTCAGTCTTGCCTGAGGCTTCGCCGGTGGCGACACTACCGGGGAGACGACAAGGTAAAACCAACAAGCCCGAGGAGCACGAAGTGCCCACCACGGGATGGAGGCAGCGCACGCGGCGAGTGCGCCGCGAGGTGGCGATTGACGTGGTAAACCGCCCGGTGATTGAGTTTGCCCTACGCCACGGTGACGACTTGCCCGCCGAAAGCACGGCTGACAGGGTACACGCGAGGCTTTCCGGCGCACCCGGTGCGGGCACTGGTACGGCGATTGACGACGTTCTCAACGCGGCGGTGCACGCCATGGCCGCCAAGCGCAGCAAACGCCTAGCCAAGGCCGTGGTCAAAGTTGAAGACCTTGAGCAGGCGTGGAGCAATGCGATAGCGTCCAAGTGCGGCGGATACCGCCCACCGGTCTGGACCCCCAAAGAGCGCGGGATGATCAAGCACCGGATCAAGAGCATTGAGTTGCCCGACAAGGCCATGCGGTGGGGCTACCTGTTTGACTGGGTCGCACGTGACTTTGGTACCGCAACGGCGCTGGCCATTCCGTTTATGCTCAGCAACCCTGACAAGCGCGAAAGCATCCTAGACGCCCGGCCAAGCCTTAGCCTGTTGACGCACTTCGCCACGCAGTACGTGGAGGCCTATGCCCTAGCATTCCATGGGGGTGGGCACACACCCGAAGACGAGGAGCGGGCACGTCTGGACCGCAACCGCCATGACCGTGCCATGGAGCGCCTAACCGAGACGCACGCGGTGGGGTATGACAACCTGTCCACGCGCAACATGCGACCGGATGAACTCGAAGAACTTGTGCAGCGCTTGGCACAGAACGACGAGGAGGCACAGGCGGTTCTTGAGGCCCGCGACGAGAACCGAGAACTGGCACGACGGCTGAGACGAGCCTATGGCACCGGGTACCGTCAAGTGCTACAAACCAGAATTGCACAAGAGCAGGTGAGGCAAGCGCGCATGGCACAACGAGACGACGACACGCTTCCGCCAACAGAAGACCTTAGCGGGTATATGGGGGAAGATTGATGCTTGAACCTGTACGCCCATCAGCAAGACGCCGGGTCCGTCGCGCCATTACCAGCACACCCCTGCGCCTGCTCCGCCGTATACTGGAAGACCGCAACTTCTCAGCCTTCAACAGCGTGCCACGTGACACGCTGACCGAGGAGGAGCAAGCCGTTTACGAGTTCGTGGGTCAGCACTACCACCGGCATCAATCCTTCCCGACAGAGACTACGCTTGAGGAACGCCGCATCCAGCTACCCGAGGCACCGGAGCCTCTGGCCTTTTACCGCGATGCACTGGTGAACCAAGTCAGGATACGCCAAGGCGCTGACGTCATCATGCGGCTTCAGGACGCCATTGAGCAAGACGACGGAGAGGAGATTGCCACAGTCCTGTCCGAGCGCCGGGAACTCATAGCGCAGTCCACCATGACCGCAGTGGATATGCAGTACATGCAGACCACATTCTTGCAGTCCCTTGAGCCGATGAACAGCCTGCGTGCCATTGTCGGTACCGGCATCGTGGGGCTTGACGACGAGGTTGGTGGCTTGAAGAGGGGAGACCTTGGCGTTATCGCGGCCCGCCCCGGCGTGGGTAAGACGTATTTGCAGATCGCCGGGGCCATGCACCTAGCCCTAGCTGGGGAACGCGTGCTGGCAATCACGAAGGAAATGAGTGAAGAACAGTATGTGCACCGTATTCTTTGCATGTACTACGGACTTGACCCCAGCTTGGGTGTTCAGCGCCGTGTGTCAACGCGAGCCTACCGCGAGGTTGAGGAGCGCTTGCGCGAGGGCCTTCCTGAGAGATTGCTGCGCAACATCATCATACCAAACTCGCTGGATATCCGCACCACCGGTGACGTGCAGGCGGCAATTAGGCAGTACAGCCCCGACCTTACCGACGTTGACGGAACCTACTTTTTGAGGCCGGTCGAGCGAAAAAGCTTCAGCAGTGAAACAGAGCGGCTTGCCCAGTTGGTGCGAGAGTTGCGTGAGGGCGCGCAGGTAACCCGCACCGCTATGCTGGCCACATGGCAGCAGAACCGGTCAAAGATTGTGGGCACCGAGGGGCTGTACGGAACAGACGCGCTATCGCAAGACGCGTCACTGGTGGTTATGGTACGCAGGCACCGCGACGACCCGTCAATCAGGGTGGCCAACGTGACCAAGAACCGGCACGGTCCCGAAGACTTTGAGATAGGCCTTACCTTCAGCTTCAAGCCAACAAACATCGGGCTGCGTGCGCCGATCCCAACGCGCGAGGCAGCCATTAGGCAGGGCCGTGACGCGTTTATTGCCGAGACTGTACGCACCCAGCCCGGCACACAACCAAGACGCGTGGAGGTTCCAGAATGACGAATGACCTATACATAGTGGGGCAGCGGAACGCACCTGTACTGGTGATCTGCGAACCCCCAGATGAAGGAGCCTTCGCGGTGGGCGATGCCATGACGGACCTTGAGCGCCGGTTCTTTGCCAGCGTGTCAGGTGGCTATGATTTCACCATGGAAGACTTCTGCTTCCTGCCATGCGCCGCGCCAATGCCTGAAGACTGCGTGGGCGACCGTGACCAGTCCGCCCACCTAGCCACGTATCGAGAGGAGTTCTTGCGGCTGTTCAGGACGTGTAGTCCGGGCATGGTGGTAACCCTTGGGAAGCATGCCCTAAGGCAGGTATCGGGCCGGGCAGCCCAGATAGGCAAGGCGCGCGGACGCCTAGCTGACCTGCCTGACATGCGCTTCCCGGTACTGCCTATGAGTGGGGTAAGGCAGTGCCTATGGTTCCCAGAGAACATCAGCCTGTTCACCACCGACTTCCATATGATCGCCACCCTAGCAGACAACGACTATGACCAGACATGCTTGGAACAGGCCACCGAGAGCAACACTGACTATCGTTGGACACTGGACCTGTCCGAGATACTGAATGACCACCCGTCATGGATGGCCGTTGACACAGAGACCACCGGCCTCAACTGGACCGACCCTAACGTGAGGGTCTTGACAGTCCAGCTTACCCGGCGCGTTGGCCAATCATACGTCGTGCCAGTGGACATGCGCGCGGCCAAGATTGTGTTCCCAGACATGACTGAAGACGCGTTACGCAGGCAGGTGGGCCGGGCAAAACTGCAACTCAGGAAGTTGCTGGAAGACCCAACCATCAACAAGATCGGCCACAACTTCAAATTTGACCATCACCAGATACGCGAGAGTATGAAGATAACGGTGCAGAATTGGCAAGCGGACACTCAGCAGTTGGCCTTCGTGGTTGACGAGAACATGCGCGAGAAGAGCCTTGACGAGGTCACACGCCGGTGGGTTCCTGAAATGGCCGGATATGCGGACGCGTTCAATGCCAGCGTTGACAAGAGCAAGATGCTTGAGTTGCTGGCCACAGACAAGGACAAGTTTCTGCGTTACGCGGGCGGGGACACAGACGCGAACTACCGGGCGGCGCGGGCGCTTATGCGCTTGGCGCAGGTGGACGAGGGGCAGTGGAACACCTACAGGTGTACGCAGCTTCCCGCGTTGCAGGCCTTTGCTGACAGGGTCGAGACGACCGGGCTTGTGATTGACCGTAACCGGCTGGCAGAACTGCAAATCCAGATTGAGCGCGACACCAAGGAAACCCACACCCGCGTCCTGTCAGAGATACCGGCTGCACTACGGCGCGAGCACCTGAAGGCCGGTCTTAGCCTAACCCGCCGAGACCTTGTGGCTGACGCCCTGTTCGGACCCAACGGCCTAGACCTCACCCCCGTCGAGTTTACGAAAGGCACCCGGCACAAGACTGGTGACGAGCGTATACCTAGCACCAGTGCCAAGACGCACCTGATCTACTTTGCCAGCGAGCCGCTGGTTGACGGGATTATGCGATGGTCAAAGCTGGACAAGATGCGCACAACCTACGTCGGCAGAGAGCACGACACCGAAAAGGGCGGCCCCACCGGGTTCTGGCAGCACCTTGTCAGGAAGGGGGAAAATTGGCGAATTTATCCCAGCTTCTTCCTGCATCGCACAGTGACCGGTCGGACGTCCTCAAGCAACCCAAACGCCCAGAACTTCCCCAAGCGCGGGGAACTGGCCAAGGCCTTCCGATCCATATTCGTGGCCCCGCCCGGCTACAAGATTATTGAAGCCGACTTGTCGCAGGCTGAATTGCGCATTGCCGCCTGTGAGGCAAACGAGCAGAACATGATAAGGTTATATCGGGAGGGTGTGGACATTCACGCCAACACCGCTTGCGCCGTGAGCGGCAACGACTTGCAGAACATTATCAGGAACAAGAAATCTCAGGACATTCTGCTAGACGTGGCCAACAATTTTGCCGGGTCTGGGGACTTCCTCAGGAAGCTGAACCCCGGCGAGCGGCGCACGGCAACCGTGGCAGACTTCATAGCCCAGTTGCGGTATCAAGCCAAGGCCGTGAACTTTGGGTTCCTGTACGGGATGCAGTGGCGAGGGTTCAAGACCTACGCCAAGGTTGAGTACGGCGTGGAGTACACCGAGCAGGAGAGCATGGCCGCGCGAGACAACTTCTTCGACGCCTACCCCGGCCTGCTAGAGTGGCACAACGCGGTGGAGCGCTTCGTGTACACCCATGGCTACGTGCGGTCCCTTCACGGCGCGGTCAGACACTTGCCGTCGATTTACTCGATTAAGAAGAGCGTCCGCAGCGAAGCCGTGCGCCAAGCGATCAACAGCCCCGTGCAGCGTTTTGCGTCTGACTTGGGTATCACCGCGCTATGGCGCATGTGCCGGGATGCACCGCAAGACAGCATCATGCCAGTTGCATTTATCCACGACGCTTTGGTGATGTACGTGCGTGAGGACATGGTGCAGGAGGCAGGGAGCGCAGTGCGGTTCTACATGGAGAACAACCCACTTGAGCGGTGGTACGGCCTGCAACTTCCGCTACCTATCGTGTCTGACGTGTCCGTTGGTGACCGCCTATCCGAAATGGAAGAAGTCAAGATGCCAAGCGTGGCCCCGGCATGGTATAACGCTGAGGCCGACCTTGAGCCAAACTACGTTATGAGGAATTAACTTGTAGCCCTAACGGTTGACAAGCGCACCGGGTGCGCCTATAACGAAACAGCAGCAAAAGGAGATTGCCATGACTGACACACCATCGCCCCGCATCCGCACGCGCCAAGCCCGCGTCATTGACGCGGCCCCGCATGTGGTCCCCGGAACCAGCATTGAGGACGACCTTCTGCACGTATGGAAGCTGAAGGTCGCGGCAGACGAGGCAAAGAAGGCTTTCGAGAAGAGCAAGGAAGAACTTGAGACGCGTATGCTGCGTGAGCACAAGAACACCGTTTCGGTTGAGGGCCTGCGTGAACGGCCCGCGATTGAGGCACAGTTCATGACCAAGACCACCAACGTCATCAGCGTGGCCGGGTTCAAAAAGCTGGTGACCGCAGAGCAGTTTGACCAGTGTGTTTCCGTTGGCATGACGGCTGCCAAGAAGTTCGCAACCGAAAACGCCTTGGCGGCTATCACGACGTCAAGCAAGAGCACCCCGTACCTCGAAGTGAAGGCCAAGAGCGCAGCCAAGAGACGGTAGCCATGAACCGCAACCAGATCGAACAAGCCTTGCACAAGCTAGGTGTTGCCCCCACGGGCTTCACCGGCGAGTGGGTGCAGGCACGGTGCCCATTCGCAACCACACGGCACGGGAGGGGCACTGACAGAGCACCATCATTTGGGGTTAAGGTCGGATCGAAAAGCGTGTATAACTGCCTCGCGTGCAAATCAAAGGGGCTATTCGTGGACCTTCCAAAAGACCTAGGCACCCTGCTAGACGGCGGGCATGAGGAGTTGTCGCGGGAGTTCCTGATTGCCGAGGCAACAGGACTTGTGGTTGAGGCAGAGACCGTTGAGGTTCTTGAGGCCCTTGAGCCTTTAGCCGAGGAAGTCTACGGTGACCTGTTCGTGCCCGTGCTTGATGACGAGCCTGCATGGCGCTACCTGAACAGCCGCACCATCAGTGTGGACACCGCCAACTTGATAGGCGTGAAAAGCTGGCCTGAGGACGGGCGGGTCATGTTCCCGATAAGGGGCTTTGACCGCAAACTGTACGGCTGGACCGGGCGAAGCTATATGCCCGACGTGAAGGCCAAGGTCTGGAACCTGAAAGGTGTTGACAAGTCTTGCCACCTGCTAGGTGCGGAACTGTGCACATGCGAAAGACCCATAGTCGTGGTGGAGGGTTTGATGTTCTATGCCCGTCTACACGACATGAATATCCAAGACGAGTTGGGCATGGACGTGGTGGCCGCCATGGGTTCGGCTATGTCCTTCGAGCAAGCTGACCTGTTGGCACAAGTGGGGCAGCCCGTGATCCTGTTCCTTGACGGGGACAAGGCCGGTAAGTTGGGCACGTGGGGCGACGAGAAGAAGGGCACCGAGGGGGCGGTGCACCTACTGGCACGGGCACTGCCAACCTACTACGTCACCTACCCCGGACGTATCCAAGACCCCGACGATCTAACAGACGATATGGTTCTTGAAATGCTCAGGAACACCACACAGTTTGTACGCAGGCGCAAACGAAATGTCGGACAGTAAGCCCGACCTTTCCACGCTCGCGGGGTACGTTCGCAACTCAATCAAACAAGGCAAGGTCGCTGAGTTCACGTGCCTAGGCACCACGTTCTACGTGGTAGAGGTGGGGGGACCGGCGTTGCTTATCACCACAACCGTGGGTGAAAGCGTGGTCTTGCGGCACGACAGTGTGGCCAGCGTAACCACACTTCTGGCCGGAAGGTTCAGCTTGCGCCGGGCTGCGTTTGTGTGTAGGTTGATAGACGCCCTGAGAGGCAAGATAGGCACTCAACGAAGTGGACAGAAAAATGGCTGATGCACGGAAAGCGGGTAATCCCCTACTGAAACGCGGCGATGCCGCCATGCAGACCTTGAAGCAAGAACAAGAAAAAGCTGAGGCCCGGCGCGAAGCCGCGTCAAACGGCGTTTACCGGTTCTGGATCGGGAAAGACCCCAAGAACAAGAACAAGTATGCCATGCACGAGGTGGTGGTGCTTGACGACGACGCAACTCAAGCGCCCTTCGCGCACGAGCACACCGTGCCCGGACCCGGCAACAATTTCGCCGAGGCACGCAACCATATCTGCGTTGACGAAATCGACAACTGCGTGCTTTGCCGGGCGCGCGAGCAGAACCTTGGCGAAGAGTTCAAACACCCCGCCTACAATATGTATGTCACGGTTCTGGACCTTACCCCCTACGTGATCCAGAACGGGGCGCGCAAAGGGCAGACCATTGACGCAACGCGTAAGCTGATGGTTATCCCGCAGGCCAGCGTGGGCACCTTCATGAAAATCTTTGAACTGGGCAAGAAGATGCACGGCACCACGCGCGGCATCATCATGAACCTGACGAAGACGCAGCAACAGGACGCGCGGTGTGGTATCCCCCAGATGATGGATACCGGGATGCTGTTCGACTACATGCCCGATGACGAACTGGACGAGTACGCCAACGAAGAAGTGAAGCGCGATGGCAAGGTGATCAAGCCCGATGGCGAGGACATTGAGCCGGTGGACTATGAAGACGCGCTGGCACCGCCTGACCAGAAGGTCTTGCGCAAGCTGTACAACCTGCCCGCATCCACGGGCAGCGAGGACGAGCAAGACGAAACCACTGGCACGAGCCGCGTGGGCCGCCGTCGTCGTGGAGGCGGGGCTGACACAGGGAGCGACGAGGAGGCGGGGGGTAATAGCCGCGTGGACGCACCGCCCCCACGCACCCGCTCCCAGCGCGCCGCGCAGGGCCGCGAGAAAGAGCAAGAGCCACCGCCCGCTGACACCACCAGTTCCCGCCGCCGCCGTGCAGCCTCACCGGCCAATGACGAAGTGGAAGACGCGGAAGTGACGCACGAGGAGGCCTCGCCACCCCGGCGACGGCGCGGTGGCCGTGACACTGAAATCCCGTTTTGACCAGAAGTTAGGGGGGCCATGGCCCCCCTAGCCACCTTATGGGGCAGGCACATGACCAAGGTATCAAAAGGCGTAATCGGGGCCATGTACTGGGTTCCGTTGGCAGACGTTGACCCGCACCGGGTGCGGGAACAGTACACAGTGGAGAAGCGCGGCATTGACTACATGACCGGCAAGCCCACCTACGAAGCGATAGAGATATTCCGTGAGAACGATCCGCAGTTCCCCGGCATGATCGGCCTACCAATCGCAGACGGGATGCAAAGCTACCCAACCGACAACATCATTGAGGCCCTGTCTGACGGTGTGCCCTTCATGAGTTGGACCCGCCGCCCAGACCCAGACCATCCCCTAGCCGCACCGGGGCAGCGCGAGTTTATGGCTGAAACCACCGACGCGCTTGACAACCTGTACACCGTTCTGGCCAAAGCCCAGACTGGGTCCGGTAAGACCGTGGTGGCACTTGACCAAGCCGCACGCCTAGGCGTCAGGACGTTAGTTCTTGTGCCGTTGTCACGCCTGAAAGACCAGTGGATCAAGCAGATAGAGCAGCACCTCGGGGTGCCACGCTCGTGCATCGGGGAGGTGGTCGGACCCAAGTGCCAATGGGGCCGCGATATCGTTGTTGGCATGATGAAGAGCGTTGCCATGCGCGAGTACCCGCCCGAGTTCTACAAGGCTTTCGGGTTCGTGGTGTACGACGAGACCCACAACCTTGGGGCATTCATGAGCGCTAGAACACAAGGCAGGTTCAACGCGCGATACAAGCTGGCCATCACCGCAACGGACGTGCGCCGAGACGGGGGGGACAGGGTGTACCACTCTTACTTCGGCAAGCCCGCGTTTGTCCGGTCGATGCAGGCCGTTGACACCGAGGTACAGGTGCTAAGCTACACGTCCAAGAAGCCGCCCACCGGGACAAAGAAGGCGTCAAAGCTACTGGCCTTGGCGCATGACTTCGAGCGAAACAAGATCATCAGTGACATTGCTCGCAAGTGGTACCGAGAGGGACACTGCCCGCTGTTCGTGACAGACCACGTGCACCACGCGGAAATCCTCTACAAAATGTTCATGGCCAGCGGCATCCCTGAAAACAAGATCGGGCTGTACACAGGCGGGCAGACCGTTGACGGGGTCATGAGCACCACAACCAAGGAATATCTTGACTGGGCAGAGAAGCACGCCTCAGTGTTCATTGCCACCTTTGGAATGATGAAGGAGGGCATAGATATACCCAAGCTGGATAGGGGCATGGATTGCACACCACGTTCCGACTTTGAGCAGGTTCTAGGCCGGATACGCCGCGCTTACCCCGGAAAGACTAAAGCGGTCTGGGTGACAATCAGGGACCGGGCAGTCAAGTCTTTTGAGGGGGCCTACTTCCAGAGGATATCCAGCGTGAACAAGCTACCGAATATAACGGTTAAGAAAGTGGAACTAGCCCATGTTCTTGGACCCTGACAGATTTGCGGTGTGTGCCTATGCGCCGGGTACCCGCGTCACGCTAGATGGCCTGCCCTTGTCCTATACAGGCATGGTGCGCACAGTAGTCTTAGGCGACGAGAGCCGTATCAATATGGTGACCTACACCGTGCAGGACATAACGAAGACCGTCCCGTGCAGGCTGAACGCGGTGGCTAGACGCACCGCACTGGGCACCTTACCGCCGCCCGTCTTCTCTGCAATCGTGCCCCGCTATGGCGCGCGGTGTGGCCGGGTGGCCAGTGTCTATACCTACCCAGAGGCAGACGCGCTTGTGTCGTTTATCCGCTGGACAATGACCACCTTCAGGCGGTGGGAGACGCGCCGGGCGGAAGACCCCCGGTTTGCAATTCAGTACCAAAGCATGCTAGAACAAATCAGAGAAGCCAGAAGCCAACTCAGGGAGGCCCACCTATGACGACCGCCACGGAACAGCCCAGACATCGTACACGCGCAAGGCCGCACACCAACCAAGATGCTGGTGAACAGCGCGCTATGCGTGAACCAGTGTCCGAACACACCAACGTCACGCACAAGCCGTCAAGCGCTTCCACAGAGCAGCCCTTCGCCATGCCCGCCGATATGGTCATGGTGGCCCGCGTCAAGGTGGTGGATGGTCTGACCCTGAACATGGGTAACTATTCCTCGTTCCGCCGCGATATCGGTCTTGAGGTGGACGTGATACTGCCCGGCGCGGTTACAGGCCCACTGACCAACGAGCAGTTGGAGACCCTTGATCGTGTGTACGAGCACGCGACCGCGTGGGTGCAGGACCGGCTTGCAGACGCGCAAGAAGATGCCCAGCAGTACTTTGAGGACTGACAAGCATCATGACCCAAAAGCGCACCAGACCAACGGGGCCTGTCCCCGCCCCCGCCCCCGCCCCCATGGCACGCACCGCCCCAGCCGCGCCGACAGGTGGTTACTTGGACAGCCTTCGCAGTGCGGCTGATAAACAGTACGGCGCGGGTACCATGACCATGGCAGTCAACGCCTTCAGCTTCATTAAGCATATCCCTTTCGGCCACCTGATCGGTGACCTCTGTACCCTAGGCGGCCTGCCTGAAGGACGGGCGGCGATGTTCTTGGGCAAGGAAGGGGCGGGCAAGACCACGCAAGCCATGCGCATGGTGGCACAGGCGCAAAGGAAGTATCCCGGATATCACGCCCTGTGGATCGACGCAGAGCAGACCTTTGACCCTATGTGGGCGGCCTCGCACGGTGTGGACCTTGACCGCCTGCACCTCGTGAGCACGGTTACCGGGGAGGACGCAGCGGACCTCATGAAAACCGCCGTCGCAAACGCAGAGGAACTTTGCATCCTCGTGCTGGACAGCGTCAACCAGCTTACGCCCATGAAGGAGTATGACGAGAGCGTTGGTGACGTGAACGTGGCGTTGCGTGCCCGGCTTATGGGGCGGCTATGCTCAAGCCTGACCTCAGCGCAAGCCGACCGCAGGAACAAAGGATGGCTCCCGGTTACGCAGGTGTTCATCAACCAGTATCGGACCACCATCGGCGGGATGCCGAGAATGGACACGAAGGTCATACCGGGCGGCATACAACTGAAGCACTATTGCTCAACCCACATTGAGTTCAAGGCCAAGGTGGTGCAACAGCGCGACGAGACGGAGAACACCACCCCGTATGTCGTTGAGCACGTGTTTATTGTCAAACGCAGCAAAGGACCGTCAAGCCTACGTGAGGGCGAGTACAGTGTGGTTGTCGGCGCTGACCACCCGTTACCCATAGGCAGCTATGACGAGGCGGGCACCATCCTAGCACAGGCCAAGAAGATCGGACTTTGGACCGGTGCGGGCAAGGCGCAGAAGTTCACCATGTACCCTGAGGTGTTCGGCAAGATGGACGAAGGGATTGATTGGCTTGAAGACCATCCGGCAGAGGCCATGGATATCAAGCGCCTGATCATATCCTACCACCGGCAGCGCGTGGGCATGACGCGTCTACCTGTTGACGACTACCTATTGCGGTGGCCATAGTCATGCTTCCGGTGAAGCGCGCTGACAGGACGAAGGTTACGGACCCAAGCAAGCGTCGGGCACCGAAGCAAGAACGCTCCCTAGCTGCGAAACTAGGGGGCCGCACCACTTCCGCCTCAGGGTCCAAATCGGAAAAAGGCGATGTACGGGTCAAGGGCGTGCTGCGTGTTGAGGCCAAGTGCACCAGAAAGAAGTCCTTCTCTGTGACCCTTGAAATGATTGAGAAGATAACCAACGCAGCCACCTTGACAGCCGACGTTGAGATACCAGCCATGCACGTGGAGTTTCTGGACCCCAACGGGGCTAGGCTGGTGGGCCTGTATGTCGTTAGAGAAGACGACTTTGAAGAAATGATAAGGAAGGTGGCAGATGCCCATACCAGCAATGCAGGTCTTGAGAGAGAACGCGATAAGGGTTAGGCGGCGCGACGTCCAGCCCACCACCCCGGCCACCGGCCCAGACCAAGAACAGTTCTTGAAAGTGCTGTATGCGGGGGACAGACGGAGAGAGCCGCGCCGAACAGGTGATGACCTGTTGCACGTGTCGGGCGTGATAAACGCGAACCCGTGCGCCCGCTTGCATTACCTAGCGCAGTCAATGCGTGAAGAGGGTGTGTCCTTTGACGAGGTTCCCTATGGTAACATGCGCCTAGTGTGGGCGTATGGCCGGGCGGCTGAGCGGCATGTGCGGGAGACCTTGTTACTGAACGAGAAGGTCAAGGCAGACGCCTACGGGAACTGGGAGTGCCGGTGTAAGACGACCGTGGTTCGTGGTCACTACTCCCCATCGGCACCAAGCTGCACCCGGTGCGGCACTAAGCCTGACCGTTACGCAGAACTCGCCATGCACGACGACGACCGTTTGCTGGTAGGGAACGCCGATATGTACCTGAAGCAGGGCACGCATTACACCGCGCTTGAAATCAAATCCATCAAGGCGAAGACCACCCCAAACGCAGCCGGGTTTGATACCATTTCAGCGCCCATGCCAAAGCACGTTGAGCAGGCGTCACACTACGTACACCTAGGCAGACGCAACGGTCTTCCTATGCACGATAAGCCCGTGATCCTGTACGTCCTCAAGGACTTTGACATGCGCAAGTGGTACAAGGCATTCACCCCCACCGACACACTCATGGCCCAAGTGACCGCAGACGTGCAGGCCGGGAGGGCTATAGCCAAGACTTACGCTGAAGCCCGTGCAAGCAACACCGTGCCCGCCAAGTGCGCAGCGTGTATCGCAAACCAAGACGTCTTCAAGAAGTCGTGCCCGGTGTGGGCAGAGTGCGTGGCCACACGATGACCGCGCCCGTGCTGTTCCTAGGGCTTGACCTGTCATTGCGGGCTACAGGTGTAGCGCTTATCACACCAGACCGCACAGTGGTTGACTACTTCGTTCCCGAAGTGGGTACCCTCAAAGGCAGCAACCGCGTTGACACCCTTGAAAAGAGCGTGATGCACGAGGTGGATAGCCGCCCCGGCACGCGGTTCATTGTGGCGATAGAGGGGTACGCCATGGGCACCCTCGGCAGGAAGTATGACATAGCCGAGTACACCGGGGCAGTGAAGCTAGCCCTTCTGCGTCACCGGGGCTGCATAGCCCTCATAGTCCCGCCCAAGACGCTAAAGCAATTCGCCACGGGTAGCGGTGCAGCGGAGAAGCCTGAAATGGTGCGACGGGCTTGCGAGCAATTCGGTGTAAGAGGCATAGACGACAACGAGGCAGATGTGTTGCACCTCGCAGACACGGCCCGCGCGTGGTGGTTCAAGACCCCTCTTGACAAGACGAAAACCTTGGCAATGGCAAAGATACTTCCGGCGTTTCCTATGCCGTTCCCACGCCCAGACCGGGCATCGGGTATTCGCAAGCGCACCCCGGTGCATAAATTTTAGATCAGGTCGCAAAATCCTCTTGCACGCCGCACCCGGTGCGCCATATAAGGGTAACGCAGCAAGGCGCATGACGCGCGAATATGCGAGAACGCCAACCCATAGGAGACTGACATGGCGATCACTGTTGGCGGCAAAGCCCGCTTCACCAACTACGGCGAACTGGCCACGGACCAAGAACCGATCTTGACCGCTGGGGAAGAAGTGGAAGTGTTGGGCTACGTCGAGGAAGACGACAGCTACAACGTCCGCTCGGTGGCAGACCCCACCCGCGCCGACAACGTGTTCCTTGAGGAACTCGAAGAAATCGCTGAGGTCGTTGCTGAAGAGGCCCCCAAACGCTCCCGTGCCCGCGCGGCAGAACCGGCCAAAGCCGCTGAGCCTGCAAAGGCAGCCGCACCGGTCGCAACTCTGCCCGCCAAGACCGCACCCAAGGCACCCAAAGCCGCTGCACCCAAGGCAGTCGCACCGGCCAAAGCCGCAGAACCGGCCAAAGTCGCACCGGCCAAGGCCGCAGAACCTGCGAAGACGCTTGTGCTGATTGAAACCATCCGCGATATGGTGGGCACGGCTGAAGACGCGCTGTCCAATGCAAAGCGCGTAGCCGAGACGCTGAATGGCTTGCGCGAGCAGGAAGAGCAGACCGTGTTTTCTTTGGGTGGCCTCTTGTGCTTCATCCGCGACAACGCGGCCTTCAAGCACGCAGGGTATGCGGACATGCCCGCCTACCTTGAGGCTGAGTTGAGCATCAAGGAACGGACTGGCCAGTACTATATGCGCCTGTACGCCGAACTGACCGACGCCGGTGTGACGTTGAAACAGATCGAAGGCATCGGATGGACGAAGTTGCGGGCGCTGCTCGGGAACATCACCGCAGAGAACAAGACGGCTCTGTTGGCCAAAGCCAAGCGCATGACCCGTGACGAACTGGTTGACGACATGAAGGCCGCCCGCGTTGGCAAGGCCAGCCCCACTGACGCCAACGCCACGAAGTTCACGAAGTTCCCCGGCTTCAAAATGTTTGCGGATCAGGGCGAAGCCTTCTCGAAGGCGGTGGCGCAGGCACAGACAACCTATGAGGTCGATAACATGGCCGAGGCGTTGTTCTATGCCATGAACGATTGGATGCAGTCGCAGGAGCAGGACGTGCCGGTGGAAATGGCCATCGACACCTTGAACGCCCGCTACGGCCTGACCTTGAAGCTTGAAGGCGACGAACAAGAGCAGCCCGAGGTGGCCGAGACCGTGGCCGCACCGGCAAAGACCCGCGCAGCCAAAGCCCGCGCAGCCTGATACGCGGCAACCCACGCGCTAAGTGCTAGGCCCCCTGACGGGGGCCTTTCACAACCCGAATGATATTCTCAGAGGGCGGATATGGCCGAGGACGTAAAAGTTAGAAAGCGTCAACGCGCTACCGGTGGCATCGCGATAACCACCCCACGCAAGGTTGCGCCAATCCGTGACGAGGTCCTGACCGAGGCCGTTTCCCAGTTTACCGAGGCAGTGCCAGCACACACGGTTGACGACCTGATAGAACGGTATACAGGTACCCGTGTCACCATTGACTTCGCTTACACCGACCACGCACCCCCACCCCATGGTAACCCGGCCATAGACCACGCCGCCGCACCCGGTGCGTTCGCGTCCATAGCCGTTGACGGGTACACGTCAAGCTATCGCATAGACGCGGAGAACGCCTACCGCAAAGAGCACCAGCTTCGCCTTATGCACCGCCTGCTTCTACGCCAAGCGAACATGGCTCAAGTGGCGTCTGCTCTGGACCTTACCCCGCAAGAGGCATACACCCTGCGCAAGGAACTGTTCGGACGCTTGAGCAAAGAGGCGGGCAGTATCGACATGGGGCTGTTAGCCGGGAAGACCATGGCCTTCTATGACGAGATACGCGGAACGGCGTTGCGCAATGCAGACGGCTTGACAGTCAACCAGCAACACGTTGACCGGGCGCGCTACCTTGCCCTTGCCATGGTGGCAGAGCGCCACAAGCATGACTTCCTTACCCGTGCGGGCTTCTATGATAGCGTGCGCCTGAACCCTAAAGTAGACGACGAGACTGTTGACGACGATATGGGCATACTACGTCAGGCTATGGCAGCAATCATGGACCCAGAACTACACAAGGAAGAAATCGACTACATGGCACAAACCGGGCAGCTAACCTCTAGCAGGCTCAGCATAGAAGACCTGACGCAGGTGTTGTGATGGGAGTTGATCTGGATATCATAGGCAGGCTTGCTCAGGAACGATTAACGCGCCTTGACGCAATGAAGCGCATCGCGGAGAAACAGCTTAGGATCATGTCCACGCACGGGAAGACACGTGTGCACGAGGTTTGGTCAACGGTATGCACCAGCTTGTTCGAGAACAACGACGACCGCATGTTCCAATACCTCGCGGCCATGAAGCGCGTGCCCGTGTCCATTGAGGAGTTCATTGAAAGCAAAGACTTTCTTGGCGGTGTGGACATGGACGTATGGGCACAGATCAAGCGCGACGTCATAGCCGTGAACCGTGACCCGTTCTCAGGTATTGACGATCAGGTCGCGGAGTATATAGACAGCGGGGCTACCGGCACGGGGAAGACCGCGAAGGCCCACATAACCACGGCCTACCAGCTTTACCTTGTGCAGTGTCTAGCCCACCCTCAGCGTACCTACGGCCTAGCCGCACACACCCCTATCGTGTTCAGTATGACGTCAAGCGGCATTGGCACCACCATGGACGTGCTGTTCAAACCGTTCTACGCGATGATAGGGACTATGCCTTTCTTCCGGCGCTACACACGGTGGAACAAGGACAAGACCAGCGTGATTGAGTTTGACAACGGGGTGGCAGTTGAGCCGGTCATCGCCACAACGCAGGGTATCATAGGTAAAGCCATCATATCCAGCCATGTGGACGAAGCAAACTTTATGTCAGTGGTGACCAAGTCCTCGCGCGCCCAAAAAGGGGATGGCAGGCAGGGCACTTACGACCAAGCTGAGTTATTCTATCGGGCGGTGAAGCTACGTAGAAAATCGCGTTTTAGCGCCAGACTGCCCGTGCCCGGCATGGTCATCCTATCCTCGTCAACCAGATACAACGACGATTTTCTTGACCGGCGCATAGCCGAAGTACGTGCGTCAGGCGAGTACGGTGTGATGATTTTCCGACACAAGCAATACGAGGTGCAGCCCGAGGGCCGCTTCAGCAAGACGCGCTTCCGCCTGCTCGTGGGTACCGCGACATATGCGACCCGGATACTGAAGGACGACGAGTTGCCCGGTATCCACTACCCCGAGAACGGGGTGGTGGAGAGCGTACCGGAGAACTACCGCTATGAGTTCACACACAGACCAGAGGACGCATTGCGTGACGTATGTGGCATCAGCACGGTGAACCTGTCACCATTCATAACGCAGCGCCACAAGATAATTGAGGCCGTTACCAGATGGCGCGAGGGGGGCAACGCGAACCCGGTGCGCCGGGCTAACGTGGACTTAGCCGAGCATGGTATGCCGGTGATCAATCCAGACCTGTTGGACGCAGACATAACCACCCCGCGCTTCGTACATATCGACTTGTCGAAGTCAAAGGACCGGTGCGGTATTGTCATGCTTCGCGTTGACAAGATGGTCGAGGTCGAACTTGAGGCGGGCGTGTTTGAACGCGTTCCCTACTATGTGGTTGAACTGGCCGTCAGCATCCAGCCGTCGCAGGCCAAGGAATTGGACATTGCCGAGGTTCGTAACTGGGTAGTACAGCTACAGGCGCAACACGGCGTCCCCATATACATGGTCAGCTACGACGGCTTCAACTCAGCCGAGAGTGTGCAGGCCTTGCGCAAGATAGGTATAAGGTCCGAAGTTGTGTCAATGGATCGGTCGGACGAGGCATACCAAATGGTCAAACGTGCTCTATATCAGGACCGTCTTGACTACCCAGACAACGATGTGCTCACGCTTGAATTGGTACAGTTGGACCGTGACGAGAAGAGCGGCAAGGTTGACCACCCTCCCAAGGGCAGCAAGGACATAGCAGACGCCTTGGCCGGTGCGGCCTACTCTGCTAGCAGTTCCCGTTTGTACCGAACCCAGATTTACTTTACAGACGGTAAAGGCAATCGCATCAGACCACCGGGAAGGTAGCGCGACAGATGCAGGGTAATGACAACGCGGAACAAGGCAACATGTCAGGCGGCCTAATGGGCCTGCGTGCCCGCGTAAACTCTCTTGAGCGCATGGTGCACGAGGAGCGTGCCAAGCGCGAAGAAGCTGAGGCACACGCACGCACTCTTTCCGAGTTCATACGGACAAAAGTAGGAACCGCAGCGTGGTCACATGCCGACGTCCTGAGGGTAGTCTTCAACTCGTTCACCATGCTAAAGAGAGACCTCATGCGCAAGCTAGCCGTGAGCGCCGCTGAGGGACGACCGGCAAGCCACGTGTTGTATGGCCGCATGGTGGAGGGCACGCTACAGGAGGCCACCTCACGCGCCTTGTCAGCAGCGGGAAAGGGCGCGCACCGCCCTGACATGGTCAAGCCGGATATGCTCGCTGAGTTGGAGCAGGTTCTTAGGGACGACCCGTGACAGCGGGCTTGCAAGTGTAGCCCGTATGGGTTACAACTCCCCGCAGGAGAAGCAGCATGACCAGCCACCCAACCATGACAGTCCATGTATGGCCAGACGACCCCACCCCTGACGCGCTTTACGCTGAGCGGGTACAGGAGTTGTCGAACTGGTTGAATATACTCGGGGAGTACGCCCCAAACATGGCCAATGAAGAGCCGTTACACCCGTCAATCAAAGCGGTCCTAGGGAACGACAAGTCGTCAGAGTTCTACAGGTCACTCCGCAATGCGCTGGGTCACTACGGTCGGCTTACCCCTAGGCAGGTTGAGGCGGGCCTCAGCATGATGGATAGGTTCGTACAGTCCACGTCTGAGGTAGTAGCCGAGGCAAACCGCGAGACCACCGGCTACGCCTTTGAGCGTGGGTTTCGCGGGGAGTTTCAAGTGTACGTCTTGCGGTCAGTACCCTACAGGTCGGCGCGTGGGGATGGGTTCGTAAACGTGGGTGAGACGGTCGAGGGTCATCAGGTGGTTTACTCCGGGGGCACCGCATGGGCGGTAGGCGACTGGATGACAATCGTTGCCAGCGTGCTTGATCACGTGGAGTATCAGGGGGTGGCACAGACCAAGTTGAGCCGCGTACAGATCGTCAACACTACGCCCGCCCTATGACACAGGAAGAGCCGGGGTTCCCAGTGTATCTGACCAAGGGTCGCGTGGCCTATGTGTCGGAATGTGATATAGCATGGGTGCGAAAGTTCAGATGGCGCTACAACGGTGATGGATCAATGTACGCTGTCAGGTCGTATAGGCGTGAGGACGGAACTAAGACGAACAAATACCTGCATCGGGAGATTATGCAGGCCCCCACCGGGATGGTGGTAAACCACCTAGACGGCGACACCCTGAACTGTAGGCGTGGAAATATGCACCTAGCGACGCACCGGGCAAACACGACGGTCCTCAGAGTTGACAAGGGGCTTGTGAAGTTCGCAGGCGTGGATAGAAGATCGCCTAACCTAGCCGACGACGTAGGGCGGAAGCCATACCGCGCCCGCATAACCACCGTGGCGGGCCGGGTACTCCTAGGGCAGTTTGCTACAGCCGAGGAGGCAGCCAAGGCCTATGACCGAGCAGCCGTGAACCTGTACGGGTTGGCGGCAGATACGAACTTCCCCCTGACCAATTATGTCTGCCCCGGAATACTGGAATGGGGTGCACCTCAGAACGAAGTAGTGTACCGTACACAAGGCGACGTACCTTTCTAGGAGATACCCATGACGACGTACCATTTCTCCATAGCTTCACACGGACAGACCATTATCATGGTCATGGATCACAACAAGGAGGATGGGGGTGGAACCTTGAGCCTGAGCACCCTAGACACACAGGCAGCCATAGCGCAGCTTGACCGTTACGCCGAGCGTTTCGGGTGTGGGAACCCAGAAGACGCTGAGGACTTCGTGCCGGGACGCATGTGCAACAGACTGGTAATTGACAGTGCAGGCGGGGTGTTTCGTATCCACTCGCCGGTGGTTCCAAACGTCTTCATGGAGCAAGGGAAGTGCCATGCTTACTTGGGCTTGTCAGTGGCTAGAAAATTGGCTATCAGTATGCGCGCGGCCCTCGGTATGGTACCGACCATACGTAGGCGAACACGGGCAGATACACCCGCACCGGGTGCGCCTGTACTGGTAAGGAAGAGACAACGTGCAGGGCAGACCACAACCGCCTAAAGACGCCGTGAGGCTATCCGCATGACGGATAAGCCCGTGCCCCCCTATGTGATCGGTGAGGAACTTGAGGCGAAGCACCTGCTTCTGTCATTGGCAGACATGCACGGCATTCGCCCGGAAGTGGCCCAACTCGTGAAGGGGATAGGCGACCTACGCCCCGTCAATCCCGCCGCCCGTGGCCTTGGCCCCCTGCTAGTTGAGGCGCGTAAGCGCAGCGGCATGACCATATATCAAGTCTATGGAAGGTCGGGGATATCGCGGTCGCAGTTGGCGTTCTACGAGAACGGTATGCAGAAAAACCCCGGAATACGGACGGTGCAAGCGCTGGCCTATGGGTACCGACTACCCTTCGCCCTCATACTGCTCGCCACGTTGATGGACATACGGCCACGAGCCAAGATCAGAAAGAGGAACAGACCATGACAAAGACCAAGCCGCAAGCCACCACACGTCCCGTGCAGATCAACGAGGAAAGCCTGATTAGCGTGGGCATCAATGACCTCGTGCCCTACGAGAACAATCCGCGCGTCAACGACCACGCAGTGGAGCAGATGGCGTCAATCATCCGTACCCATGGCTTCCGCGTACCCGTGCTGGTTCGGACCATGCCAGACGGGCGCTACCGTGTGGTTGACGGGCACCTGCGCCTGAAGGCGGCCAAGCGCCTAGGTATGGCCGAACTCCCGTGCCTTGTTGTTGACGATATGTCCGACGAGCAAATCAAGGCGTTCCGGTTGTCAGTGAACAAGGCCGCAGAGTTGGCTGAGTGGGACATGACAAAGCTGCGTGTCGAAGTGCAGGCGCTGAAACTCCCGCCGTCCGACCTCGCCGTGCTAACTGGATTTGACGACCGTGCGCTGCAAGCACTGACCGGGGATACGATCAAGGTTGACAAAAACAAGGCCCCGGTGTCACCGGTCAGTAAGTCGGCAGACAAGGGTGTGGCCGTTGGGCAGAGCGACACCGTCACCCTCACGCTGTCAATGACACTGGCTCAGCGCGATGCGGCTGAGATTGTGCTTGAGCAGCTACGTCAAACACACAGCTTGCCAACAAAGAGCGCCGCGTTTCTGCGCATCCTATCCCCCCACCTCGCGGAGATTGAGGCCGCCCGCACTGAGGCAACGGCTACCCAGTCAAAGACGCGTCGGCGGCGGGAGGCTTGAGCCATGCGTGTTGCCCGCGACGACAGAGGACTTCTGCACCCTACAGGCATGGGCAACACCACCACACACCTCGCTGAGGAGGTGCGGACATTACACCTTGGCGCTACTGATGGGTCAATGTGGGGGCGTCCGCAGGTGGCAGCCGTCACGGGCTACTCAGGCGTTGACGTGGAAGTCCCCGGAGTTGGCCCCGTGCACCTACCGAGAGGGTCCGTGGTCATTTCAGGCCCTACGCTGCGTATGACAAGCCCATCCGGCCCGACCACCGTGGTGCTCGCCCGGCTGACCATGGCCCCCCACCGGTCGTCAATCCACCTGCCCGCACCGGGTGCACCTGAATATCTAGGCGACGGGCTGATGGGGTCTTTGCTATACCATGTGCCCGAGCGTTGCAGGGTGTTCACGCACACCCTGAGCCGTGGGCAGGTTATGACGCTTGACCCGTTCCGTTTCAACCGGGTGGTCATACCACTTGACGGATACGGCATAGTCTGCCTGCCCCGAGACAATCAAGACGCGTTGTCCTCCATGCTTGCAACACTTGAGACCATGGCCCCGGATACCATGGGTCAGGTATGCGGCAAGCATGGCGACGAGGTGGGCGCACTGGTGGCCGCGCTTGGTAAGGCCCTAGGGCAGTTCTCCACTGTACCCGTGCCGGGGCACGTTGACAGCGAGTTTGTATACGCAGAGCCAGTACAGCCCGGCCACGCGTTTACCCTCGCACCGGGCGAAGGGGCCTACCTGCTGTCACCTGCTAACCAGCCTTCCGGCTTGACCGTCTTGGTCATAGAGACGTAACCCTAAAGGTTGACAAACCCCTACCGGTCGGCTATACCATAGCCAATGAGTAGGAGAAGACATGCCACAAGCAAAGACACTGACCATGTGCCCGCAATGCGGTTGCACCGAGATAACCAGCAACACGACAAACCCGTCAGCGGGCGGCAAAGTGACGTTCACATGCGGCGAGACAACCGGCCTTGCCCAAGACGGGGCCTATCTGTCCGGGTACACATGCCGCACCATTCCCGACAGTATGCGCTTCTGCGAGCAGGCTATGTTTTACGCACGGAAAACCGTTGACGGACTGTCGGTAAGCGTGGAGGTCTTGAAGATGCTGATGAACCTGTCCAAGGCCACCGGGTACGTGCAAATGAGCACACACGGTCAGAGGTCTCGGGCTAGGCAGCTTGTGGCCAAGGGCTTCGCGGTGTATGCACAAGACGCCGATGACGTTGTATCTATCACCGCGTGGGGCATGTTCGCGGCAAACATATTGAAAGGACGCCTGACATGAGTACCGACACTGACGCCCACATTTCCGCCCTAGTCCACGCGTTGGACGGTATCACCGCCGCCACGTTGCAAGCGGTGGCACTTGACGAGGGGCAGCGCTTGTCGGCGGCCTATCTGGATGCCCGCATGAAGGCTGAGGGGGTCAGCGTTGCATCCCTGTCTGAGCGATGCGGTATGTCTCGACAGTTTATCTACAAGGTGCTGCGCGGTGAGAAGCCCCTGTCCCTTGAACTGATCAAGGCGATATCCAGCAGTTTGCCTGCCATCACCGCCGCAGAACTGTGCGCCGTGATGGCCGTTGAGGCGGTGGTGGGGGTTGGTAGCCATGGAGTTTCGTAAGCGGACCCGTCCCGTAGCCCAGATTGATGGCGTGATGCCCGTGCCGATCAGGAAGAGGGAAAGGCCAGCCGCCCCTACACCCGCGCCTGTGAAAGCCGCACCGCCCTCCCAGACCCATGCAGCCCGTAGTGGGTATATATACGAAGGGTGGCGTGAGGACTTGGGGACACCCCGAGACCCCATTGCCAGCGGAGCCTTGAAGCCCGGAGACATGATCCGGTGCTGTGTCCACACGCCGCACGGGGTGCCCGGAGACACCACCATGGGGTTCCTGCTCAGGCTGGATAACACCACCATCGCGGTGTACAGAGTCACGCTTGAGGGAACACTGCGCTTCATCAAGAAGCACAAGGGCGCGTTCATAGACGCCTTCCGCATATTGTCAGACACAACAAGGCCGGTCACGGAAGCGCGGGCTAGGATGCGGAAAGCCCCGGTGCTGTATTGAACCCTATTGCAATCATATCCGACTTGGGGCATAAGTGCCTTGTGGTGACCGTGGCAGGAGCCAAACGCGCCTCTTCCTTTGCTGCAAACTTTGGTGAGGCACAAATGCGCCGTAGGGTCAAACCTACGGCGCAGCGCATTGAGGCCCATGAAACAGCAGAGCAGCTTGAAATTCGAGAAGAACTGACACTGGCCACGCACCGGTTGTTTATGTGCTGGACCTACCCGGACGAGGAGGCCAGAGCCGCAGACCACAACGTATCCATAGACCCGCCGAGGATCATGGCTTATGCCAACCGGGTGGGCATGGCCGTGACTTGGGCAACACCCAAGCGGATGACCCACCCTATCGGACGGCGCGGCCACGTATTGGCACTGCGGCGCACAGTGCAGGGCTGGGAGGCTAGCGTGCTGCGTGGGGACTATGTGCTTGCAACCCGGCAAGACCCGGTACCACTCAGCGCGGTTATGGCCGCCGCGCGCGGGGCGTGGTTGCTATGTCGTTGACGCAATATAGCCCAGACGGGGAGCCATACCATAGCGGACTTCCCGTTCTTGGGCACTGTGCCCATTGCAATAAGCAAACAGACAAAATCGTGATGTTCGTGGATATGTACATGGCTCACGGTGAACGCACGCTTACGCTGGTGGCGGAGTGCCATGGGCGCAAGGACGTCCTGCGCGTTCAGGAGCAGAGTAGGCAGGATAGAGACCCGTTTGGCTTCGGTCAGGACGGACCACTAGTCATTGCGTTCTTCCTAGACCAGCGAAGCCACCCAAAACCAAAGCCACCGCCTAAGCCGATGCTCCCCACCACCCAAGACGAGGTGATAGCTGGGACGGGCAGGCTACTTGAGCGCCCCATACACGATGGTCCCGAAATCAGGTTGAAGCCGAGGCACATTAGGGTTATTGAATAGCAGGCGCACCCGGTGCGGTAACAGACCAGCGGAGAAGACATGACCCCTCTTGCCATCACCTATATGGACCCGAGTAAGCTACAGGCCTTCAAAGGCAACAGCCGAACCCACACGGAAGCCCAGATTGCCAAGATTATGGCAGCCATCACCGAGTTTGGGTTTATCAACCCTGTGATCGTGGCAGAGGACGGAACCATTATCGCGGGGCACGCCCGCGTGCAGGCAGCCACCCGTCTGGGTCTTGACAGCGTGCCATGCATCTTGGCCACACACCTCAACGAGGCTCAGCGCCGGGCGTATGTCATTGCCGATAACCGCTTGAGCGAGGACGCGGGGTGGGATGATGCAGTGCTTCGCCAAGAACTGCACTACCTGAACAACGCAGGGTTTGACTTGCACCTTACGGGTATGGACGACGAGGCCTTGAGGAAGCTGGTCAGCATCGGGGACGCTTACACCCCATCACTTGCGCCGGGCAAAGCGTCTTCCGAATTCACGCAGGCTGAGGTGGACAGGGCCAATGCGGGGCTAGCGGACAGGTACACGACAGCAGGGCAGCAGAACCTGCTAGACGTCACCTGCCCACACTGTGGTGGTGACTTCCGCATCCAAGAAGGCGAGTTCAAGAAATGACCGGGCACACCTTTACCGCAATTGCAGAGGCCCTGCTAAGTCAGCAGTTTGTGTTCGCCAAGACCATGCCGCAGATACCTCATTACTACGTGGTACGGGCCAAGTGGGAGCACGCTATCAGTTTTGACGACGTGGTGTTCTATATCAGAGAGCACGGCTATACCGACAACTGGGGTACCCGCACGTTCCACTATCTGAACCTGAACGGGCAGCGATACTGGACTATGGGCGCACCCGTGGGCGAGACAATCGTGCTGAACCGTGCGGTCATCCCGCGATCCAAGCGGGCAAGCTACGACGAGGTGGCCGAGCAATACGACGCCATCTACGACGAGGCCAAGTTCCAAGAGGAGAACAACCGCGTCTTCGAGTACGTGCCCGTCGAAGTTGCCAGTCTTCTTGATATCGGGTGTGGCACGGGCTTGGCCTTGGACTATATCGCGCCTGAGCGGTATGTAGGGTTTGACCCAAGCTACGCCATGCTGGACCGCATCACACAGAAGTTCGGGAAACTCGGGGAAGGGTTCTCAACCTTCAAGGCTGGCATGGAAGAGTTCCACACCGTTGAGCGGTTTGACTACGTCCTGTGCCTGTTCGGGGTGGCAAACTACCTGCCCGCCGAGCAGGTAAAGCGTATACCGTCATACGTCGCTCAGGGCGGGACGTATCTGGTGATGTTGCAGAACGAGGGATACGTGCCCGTGGTGCACGACGCGAACCCCAAGGTCAAACAAACCTACTGGCACCATCCCCCCGACCTTCTGTCGGGTGACCGTATCGACACGGGCAACGGGTACACCCTGATCGTGGGTGAGCGCCCGGCTATCCGCAAGCGCGTGAGAGTGGTATGAGTGGGGACGCCATCACGACACCCCGTTTGATAGTCCGTGCTACTGACGCACGTTTGGCGAAGTATGGGCCGTACCTACGCAGGGTTCTTCCAGAGCGTGCTGAGTTCTGCATGGACACAGACAGAAACGCTATGAGCACCTTCTTGGCCGCCATACGTATGTCGAGTGACACGGGGGCCGTGCACCTTGAGGACGACATACTGATCTGCGAGGGGTTCGATGGGCTGGTGTCGAGCGCGGTCAGGCAGCACCCTGACGAATTTATCCAGTTCTTCAGCCGTATGTCGCGAGACCTTCGTGACGGTAGCGGGCACCGGGCAGGATCAACATTCAGCATGAACCAGTGCTTCTACGTACCCCCCGGCCTCGGGTACGATCTTGTGGCTTACTATAAGGTATGGCCCAGACGCTTTGAGGCCCCAACTGGGTATGACTGGCTCATGGCGGACTTCATGGCAAGCCGGGGGATGCAGTATTGGATGCACACCCCGTCACTGGTTGACCACCGGGTGGGGCTGTCAGAGATACACCCCAATAGGCCGCGTGTGCGCCGGGCATTGGCCACGGTAACGCTCATGATGCCCACAAACGCTGAGGACGCATACCTATGAAAATCTACGGAACCAAAAACGTCATGGAGGCTGGGCTTGAGCGGATACGGTGGCTGTTCAGTGAGTTTCC